AGCTTCTTCTAATTCCGAGGACGATGAATACGATTCATTATTCAAAAATCTATAAAAGTCATGGAAGAAGCACAAACTGAAGTACAAAAAACAGAGGAGGCTAATGCAGAGCAAAGCCAACCTCAAGTAGATCCTAACAACATTCTGTTTGGAATAATCGGCTATAAGGACGAGCAAGCGTATGAGAACTTCATACATAACCTTACTCCCGATCAGGCAGTTTACATACTTGTCGCATCTGCTAATCATGCTCAGAAGAAAGGAGCATATGGTCTTCTTGAAGCCGAAGCTCTTGCATCTGCAATCAGAGTATTGAGAAAAGCTTCACCTGAACAACAAAAAGAAGAAAACTAGTATGCACCTAATCATAGACGGAAATGCCTTCATCAATGTCGCAATTAGCGTGACCAAATCAGTCACGTCTAAAGATAAGTCAATCGGTGAAGTTTATTATGTTGAAGATCTATTCAATGATGGTTTCCGTTTAAAAGAGTCAGTCAGACTTTCGTTTAGGAACTTTTGTTTTACCTATCTAAACTCTCTAATTGCGTCGATGTCCTCTACTCCTGGAAAGATTCACATAGTGTTCGATTCTAACAGCTGGAGAAAGGACTACACCAATGACTTCTTTAAAGACTCTGATTTTAAGACATCAGCGGCTCCTCAGGAATTCAAATACAAGGGAACTAGAAAGTACGACGAGTTTCAATACTTATTCTTTGATTACTTTCAACAAACGATAATGCCACACCTCGTCGAGAAGTGTGGCATCAATCAATATAGGTTTAAAGGAACCGAAGGCGATGACATCATTGCTCACCTTTGTGAAATACTAAACGACGATGTTCTGATTTATTCAGTTGACCAGGATCTTAAACAGCTTACTGGGACTCCAAAAAAGAACGTTCTTTTGATAGTTCCAAAACAGATGGCAAAACACAAAAGACTCTTTGTTCCAGCCAATCTAGTTCCTCTTCAAGCTGACGATGAAGAAGATAACTTTTTCTCTCTAAACATGAATCACATAGGTGGATCTAGCATAGAAAAAGTAATATCTACTCTTAAGAACAAGGAATACGTTGAACATAAAGTAGATTTCGTAAATGAAGTGCTTAATAAAGTGTTTTTAGGTGACAAGTCAGACAACATCCCAAAGATAACTAACTTGACTCCGTCTAGGTCTCAAAAGCTAATTATCAACCTTTTTGAAAAGTTTGGAGACAACCTAATGGAAAACCTAGATTCTTTAGATTCAGTCTTTATCGATGAGGTCGCTGAACAGATTCAAGTAGTTACTAAGTCTAAAGGAACAGGTAATCTAGATGAAATCAGGGAACACCTACTCTTTAATATTAAGTTAACTCGTCTGTCTTCTAAAGTATTCCCTGATGAGATCAGAAGCGCACTAGAAGACTTCTTCAAAACATATTCCCCAACTTCTTTCAATGCTAAGGAGTTTACCAACTTAAAAAATAATCTATCGTTAATATGAAACCTTTATATGAAAGAGTTTTAGTAAAGCCTAAAGAAAAAGAAACGAGAACTTCTCAAGGAATTCTCCTTCCTGAAAAAGCAGTAAAAAAACCAAACATCGGTACAGTTGTTGCTTGTGGAGCAGGTTCAGTAAACAACCCAATGTTAGTACAACCTGGTGACTTGATTCTTTTCAATAGATACGCTGGTGCTGAGCTATACTACAAGGGCGAAAAACACTATGTGATAATGTCTAACGAAATTATTGGGATCCTAGATGATCCTGAAGACATTTCTTTAGATGAGTTTGAATAGCCTAAAATCGAACTAAAAAGAAAAGGGAGCGTTTAGCTCCCTTTTTTTATTTTATCAAGTTATAGTATTCTTTAAAGTGCTTAAGTCGATCCGATAGACCAATCGTTCCTCCATTTACTCTTTTAGTAACCGCAGTTACCGTAGCATCGTCTGCTCCTTTATCACAAATAGACCATAGTTTATTTGAATCAAAAAAGAACGCTGCAGACGCGAGTGGATACTTTGTTGCTACGAGATCAGGATTAGCAACCGTGTCTTCTCCAATGAACTTAGCGAAGTTAGTGTAGTTAGACTTTCCAGTCAATTGGATGTATCCTCTACCTCTAAACTTAAATCCTTCTTTAGTAGTCTCATCACCGTTACCCATTCTTCCTCCATAAACCCTAGACGCAATCTTTTCTGGTTGTCTAGCATAAGAACTAGATAAGTCGCCAGGAAAATACTTAGGGAATATCTTTTTAAGACCGTCTGCTGAATAGTTTAGGTTCTCAGAGACTGCTTTGAATCCTCCAGACTCATGACCGCACTGTGCTAAGAAATGAGCCAGCCTAAGTGGATTATTACAATTGAACTTTTCAATTATTTCTGGAATCTGAGAAAGAACTGTGTCCGGCACATGGCCTTTAAGTTTACTTAAATCTATCTTTCCAGAAGAAACTACTGCTTGTGCAACAGGTGCAGCTGGCGCAGCAGCTTCAGTAACTGCTCCAAAAAGCTTAGACCAAGTAGCATCACCTACGACACCATCGTCTTTTAAGCCGTTTGCTTTTTGCCACTCTTTAACTGCAGCTTCTGTCTTTGGACCAAAGTTACCGACTGGGTCTACCCCTAGTCTTTTTTGTAACTTAACTACGTCTTCTCCTTTACTTCCTAGTTTTAACAACATATAAAATCAATTTTTTTAGAAGCTAGGGATGAATCCAGTTGCATCTGAACTCAAAGTTCCTCCAACTCTAGTGATGGTGATACGGTTGATGAACTTTTGAATTCCTCTTGGGAAGTCTACTCTAATGTCCAATACCGCTGCGTTTGCTGAGATCACCTCGTTAGTGTTGTTTGAAGTATCAAAAATAACTTCATAAGAACTAATTCCTCTAGCGTTTACTACCGCATCTAGGTAGTTTTCAACGATTGTTCTAACTCTCAATCTTGTTATCTCGTCGTTGAAGTCAAACAAGAAGTTAAACAAGATTCTCTCGATATCTCTTTCGATAGTAGATAAGTTATCTCTAACGTGAGCGTTATTAAGAGCAGAGTTAATTCTTTGGTATGCAGTGTTGTTTGAGAACAAGATAGTACCAAATCCTCTTCTTCTAACGATTAAGTTGAATCCTGCAGGCTCTAAGTAATCCCTATCAGCATCAGTCAAATCGTATTCTAATCCTACTAATTCAGGATCAGTGATTGCTCCACGTTTTCCACCAGCTACGATCAAGAAAGGAGTTCCATTCTTGAATTTTCTAACGTATAAGTTAGAGATGTAAGCTGCAGGCGGAACTGAGATGTTTCTAGAACCGCTTCTAACGATAACGTTAGGGAAAGTATAGTTAGCATAAGAAGACAATGGAATTCCATTAACGTCCTCTTCTGCAAATTTGAATGTGAATTCTGGGTTCAACGACAAGTTACCACCAGTAGAGATGTATTCAGTCGAAACCAATTTGCTAACTGGATTGATAAAGCTCGGCATAACTGACTTTTCAAACTGTCTAATTGAAGGTGCATTAAGCAATGCCATTGCTTGACCATGCATTGCTGCAATTTTAGCCAAGTAGTATTTAGAGTTGCTTGATATCTCTCCTTCATAAGAATCGACAACGTATCTAAAGTCTACTAATTCACCGTTTGCTAATGCCTCCGGAATAGAAGTGTATTGGAAAAGGTAGCTTAAGATGTTTGCTTGACGATCTGCTGTTCCGTTTGGAAGAGAAGCATCTCTTAGCTTGAAAGAACCTAAGTTTTGACCTTTCAATTCAGTGACAAAGTTGTAAATTCCTTTGTAGACTTTCAATTCGTTACCATCTACATCAAGTCCAATGATATCGTCTACGCTTGGTGCCATTGTAGTAACTGTGTAAGTCAAAGCATACGGGCTCAACTCTTCAGTAGAAGAAACTGAAATTATCTTCAATAGTCGTGGTCGAACTGATCCTGAAACCTTAGCTTTAATAAAGTTGTTCACCTTAATGAACTCATCTATTTTTGCCTTGTTTGCAGTGTTCGTAGTGTTTATTCCTAAGACAATTCGATTAGGCTGTTGAACATCGTAACTAGTGAAGAAGCCTACGTCAGTCAAGTCAAAAGTCTCCTTAAAGTCTGCACCGTTTTCTAAGATAACTTTGATGTAATCTTCTGAGTCTGGACCAGTATAGTAATTAGTGTCTATTTGGTTTATTAGACTGACGTCTTGGTAAGTGGCAACCTTAATGTAGTTAAGCCCTCCACTAATTAAGTTATCAGTGATCTTAACATAGTAGTTGTTGATTCCATCTACCACAGTGTCTCCGTTTCTCAAGAAACCTTTAGCGTATGCTTGATACAGCTTACTTCCTTCCATTGCTACAAGGTATTCGTCGCCTGATGCAGGCGTAACTAAGTAAGTATCTCCTAATGCAACTGGGTTGGATCCAGGAGTATCGTTGTATCCATCAAGGAAATCATCCTCGTCTAACACATTTACGCTAGGATTGTTGCTGATTAAGAAGATCAACTCAGAATCAGCTGGACGAGTATAGCTCAACAAGTCAATCAAAGGAGTTGCATCAGCTACGTCTAATGGAGAACCAGTAACGTCGTATCCTCCGTCATCTGCTGTGTAAGTATCTTGTGAATCAAGTTCATCAAAACCATGACCAATCAAGTCAATTCTGTGAGTTTCCATGTCATTGTCTACGAAACCTGTAGTATCTAAGTTGACTAAGTCCAGTTTTTCAGAGTCAATTGCACAAAGTAATCCTGTGCTAGCAAAAACTCTGTTTACTAGAGTGTCTATTGAAACAGTGTTACCGGATTGGTCTCTAAATCCTGGAATTAAACATCCAATTGTTCTGTTAATTACTTTGATTTCTCTTAATGCAAAGAAGTCAGCAGATTTTTCTGACCTAAGACCAGCTTCAGTGAAGAATTGGCTGTATACTGGGTCTTTTGCAAGCTTTAAGTGGTTTGACCAGTCTCCGTTTATCACGATAATTTCAACGAAATAATCAGAAATGAAATCGTCTGGGTGTACAAACGAAGGGAAATCAATAGAGTTTCCACCACCAACTGTGTTGTACCACTCGTTAGCAGTAACATCGTATCCTGTGATGCTTGCTCTTCTTACCCAAACAGTAAGGTTAGCATTTCCTAAGTTAACGAAAGACAAAATCTTATTAGAAGTAGCAGTAGTCTGGCCGTATCCTCCAGGGTTGTTGATATAATCATCACCTAAGGAAATGTTCTTAGCTTTGTTCAACTCGTCTTCGCTAGCGAACCATAACCTTCTTCTGTTAAAGAACTCTACTGCCGGCCATTGGTCAGGCAGAGACTGGTTATTGTTAGAAGTAGATTCAGTGTTAAATGTAGTATAGTATGCCTGATCTAAGTTTAGAGCAGGATCTTCGTCAGTGTCTAGGGGCATCACGTTGAGTGCAAAAACAGGCCCTTCTCTCAAGGCAACCTCAATGGTTCTATGGAAGTAGCTTCCTGCTTTTTCTAACTTAGGGTCGATTTCACCGAACACTGCTTTAAGAGTTCGAATATCGTTAATTAACACTACTGTGTTGAAAGGCCCTACCTTACTGGATCCAACCACAAGTCTACCTGTGGTAAGAGGCAACACTACGTTCTCGCTAGCGTCTATTTCGATAGTATAGACACCACTCGATTTGTAGTTATTTAAGTTTACTCTTGGTTCTGCCATTTCTTCTAAAATATTTTTAATTATTTATCTATTCAGGCACAGATAAATTTTAAAAAGCGCTAAATTTACTAGATCCTTAATCGATTTGGCAGTATAATATATCAAATAGGATAGAATGGCAAATACAGACAACCAATGTGCTGACTTGCAGATAGAAGATCTGTGGTCTGATCGAGCCGAGCCGGGCGAAGATACTTTAGGGGACATAATGACCCTTCAAAAGGAAACTCAAGAAGACGTTTACGGCTTTGATTTCTCAAAAATGACTCTTAGAGAAGTAATGTCTTTTTGGCATGCAAACACTCATGCAATGATAGACGAAATTCACGAAGCAACTGATGCTCTTGGTGGAATAAAAGACGGTGGAGGAAATGCTATTTGGAAGTATTGGAAGAAAGACCACTCAAAGTACGAAAGCATGAAGTTTTCAGACCTTTCTAAGAGCGATCAGCTTGAAGCCAAGTTTGAAGTCATTGACATGTTGCATTTCTTCATGAACTACGCTATTTCTATAGGAATGACTCCTCAAGAGATGTACAACATGTATATGTCAAAAAACAAAGAAAATCGAGACCGCCAAAACCGCGGTTACTAAAAATAAGTAAAACAATAATGGAACAAAATCCCCAACTCAACATCAACCTTGCTGAGGTACCTTATCTGGAGTGCGAAGAATGTCAAAACACAACATTTGAGGAAAAGTTGATGATTAAAAAAGTATCAAAATTCATGACAGGCTCTAATCAAGACTCAATCGTCCCAATTCCTGTTATGGCTTGTGCAAAATGTGGACATATTAACGAACTCTTTAAACCAAAAGTATGATAGTAGGCTCTGAAGTCACTCACGACAACCAATTAATGATCTCGTATTACAACGAGAAAGGTAAGATCGACTTTATCAAGAAAAGATTAGTAGATCACGAAGTATTTAATTGGGTAGAATCAACATCACCGACTACTACTAGAAACTGGAATAACAAATTCATAAAAAAGAGCTCTACTCAAGGCCAATATGTCAATCAGTTTAGAATACAAGAATTAGTTAAAGAAAAACTAACTCATGAAGAACAAGAACTAATCTACAATTTCGATAACTTTCCTAAAAAGACTTATCTTGATATTGAGATCAAATTGATTGACGATTCCTTTCCAGAACCAGAAAAAGCTCGAATGCCAGTCGGGCTCATCTCTTTTTGTAACGAAGATAACGTCACTTACATACTTTCTATCCTAAACTCAGAAGACCAACCAGAAGGTTTGAGCCCAGACGAGATAACTAGGATGGAGCGAGAAGTAAACGAGTATTTTAGACAAACCAAACCGCTTCGTCCAGAAGACGCTAAGCTCTTTCAACAAGAGTTTAAGATAAAGTACAAGTTCTTTAAGACCGAAGAAGAAATGATGGAGTTCTACTTTCACAAAGTGATGCCTCACCTTTCTTTTGTAACTGGATGGAACGTTACCGACTTTGACTGGAAATACTTGATGAATCGAGCTAAGAACATCAAAATCGATCCTGTTCAAGAGATGCCGACTAAGACTATGTTCTCAAAAGTAAGAATACCGACTCACTTAGGCGTTCTTGACTACATGCAAGTCTTTGAAAAACTAAAACCATTTAAGGTTGTTGAAAACTATAAGCTTGATTACATATCTGGACTAGTTTTAGGTACTGCTAAGTTGAAACATCAGTACGGTTCCTTCATGGAGTTTCAAAAAGACACGTACCTGTTCACGATGTATAACGTGATAGACGTCATCTTAGTAAAACTAATAGAAGACAAGCTTTCGATCCTAGATGTTGCCTTTTCGATGGCAAACGTCGCACAAATCGAAGTAAACAAAGTATTTAGTCCAGTTTACATCGCTGAGGTGTTGATGTGTAGGGAATTCCTAAACAAGAACCTAAGAATGATGAAGCTTCCTTGGGGAGAAACAAACGACTTGGATGCTACTTACGAAGGTGCATATGTTAAGGACCCTGTTCCCGGCTATTATGGTGCGATTGCTTGTTATGACTTCTCTTCGATGTATCCAAACATCCAGATACAGTTCAACATTTCTCCAGACACCTATTTAGGTAAACTTGACGAGATAAAAAGAAAGGGTGGAGAGATTCACACAAAAAACAATACCGCTTTTTCCAATGATTCAGATTCGGTAGCTAGAACGATATTGACTCGGCTATATGACGAAAGGATCAAGACACAGGGAGAAATTAAACAAATCAAAAACTCAAAAAACAAATAATCATGAATTCACACGAAAGATTTACCAATTGGTTGGAAGGTCTATTAGACGCTTGTAAGAACAAACCGACCCCTCAACATGTTAAAGACATCAGAAAAAAACTAGAGAGCCTAAAGAGCGAAGAACGGGCAGCTGAAGTCCTAAATCGTCAAGTTTCTCCAGTTCAAGTCACTACATTTGCATTGGGCCAGACTCCTGAAGGAGGCTCTGAAAAATTCCTAGACGATGATTTTCAAAAAGCTATTGAAAAGAATAAAGCTGCCACTACCATGGATGAGCTATTCGAAAATTAAAAAAAACAAAAAAACCATGCTTAACGAAGAAAGACTTATCCAGTTGATGGAGAACTTTAAAGGCCAGCAGTTTCAATGGGTAAAGACCAATAGGCCTGAGCTTTTAGGCAAGACCGTAAAGTGTAGAAACATAGAACCTAGAGGAAACAGATTTTTTGCTGTTTTTGACGACGGTTCGTCAATCGATACTGACCAACTCAACAGTTCTCTATTCATGATAACCGAAGACATGCAGCCTTTGACTAGGGCTGAAGTTGAGGCAATTGCCGGCCCATCTAGAGTTCAACCTAAACCTAGAGTTCAGCCGGTAAACTCTCAAATAACTGATTCTGTGACTCAAGGAGCACCTCACGTTGAACCTACGCCTAGACCTCAGGTTGCCAGCATGTTTGAGATGTTTGATTCTAGCGATAGAGATATACATCTTGGAGTAACAGTAAAGCTTCCAGACCAAGCTTTCCTAGCTATGTTACACTCAAATGCTAAGGACAAAGATAAATTCATGGATGAGTTGACCGATTATGTCTTTAGGGTGATAAATAAAAAAGTAGTCAAAGACTCTATCACCAAAATGTTTGAGACACCAGCCTCTACTCAAAGATCCGGTGAAATAAACTTTAAGGAGATCCATGAATAAAGAACACGTCATAAGGAACGAAGATTACACAGACGAAAAGTACAAAGTAATCAGCTTCAAGGGAGAAAAAGGAGATTTTAAGAGAGCTGTCTCCCTAAATGATTCGATCTGTATCTTACCTTTTGACATGAACGAGAATGGACAGATAAAAAACGTCTATTTACATGGATTTCACGATCATGTGATAGACGCGCCAAACAAGAAGTGTATCACCAGAACCCTTCATCCTGACGACTTTGATACTTATCATGATTCCTTGATCGGCTGTATAGGGGATGAGCTGGGCCTCAGTAAAGTAGAATCTAACGATATCTATTACTTGGGTAATATACAACACGGAGCTCCATTTCACAAGACTTATAAAGCTTATGCGGTAAACATAAGCGATTATTCTGAAGATCCTACTGGTTTTTCTTACTCTAAGGAAAACGGTCGACACTCCTTAGATAAAGTCAGGTTAAGTAGAGTAGTAAACGGCGAAGTAACTGATTCAATAGTTCTTTCTTGTACTCTTTTGTTACTTTCATACATCTCAGAATAGAACTTTTTTCCATTTTTTTGTAAAAGAAAATAAAACAACACCTTATGTCAAGTTCAAAAGACGCGATTTCAGCGTTCAATAAATTCAACGACTTACTAGAAAAGAAAGTAAAATCGAAGGTTTCCCTAATGGGTTTCTCAGACATCGATGAATACATTCCAACTGGTAACTATTTGCTAAACGCTCAGCTTTCGGGCTCATTGTTCGGAGGATATCCAAACACTCGAAGCATAGGTATCGCTGGTGATTCTGGTGCAGGAAAGACTTTCCTGTGTCTAAACGCAGTTAGAGAACTACAAAAGAAAGACTATTTCGTCTTCTATATAGATACTGAGGGAGCAATCGATCGTTCAGACTATGAAAAGTTCGGAGTAGATCTAGATAAGTTAAAGTACCTTCGTATGGGTCTTATCAGCGACGTTAAGTTCTTCATCAATGACTTTATTGATACTATGAAGGAGACTACTGGGTTAAAGGCCGCAATCTTTGTAGATTCGGTAGGTATGCTCGATACCGACAAGAGCAAAAGGGACATGGATGCAGGCAAGAACGCTGCCGATATGGGTCTTCGTTCTAAGGAGCTTAGAGCAATGTTCAAGTCCTTTACCTTAGACCTTTCTAACCTAAAAGTTCCATTCATCTTTACCAACCACACATACGCTTCAATGGATCAATATACTCCAAAGGGCATGTCTGGTGGTGGAGGTCCTGAGTTTTCTGCCTCAATCATTCTTATGTTGAGCAAAGGTACTTTAAGAGACGAAGCGAAGACTACTACCGGAATAATCGTTAGGTCTAAGACCAGAAAGAATCGTCTAGCTAAACCTATTGATATTGAGTTTCACATTTCCTTCCATAAAGGAATGAACAAGTATGTTGGTCTAGAACAGTTCGTAAACTGGGAAAACTGTGGAGCCGGTCGAGGCAATAAGCTTACCGAAAAAGAATATTCAAAACTAAAAGCCGATGAACAGTCGCTTTGTTCTGAATTCGAATTAGGTGGAGAAAAGTTCTATTTTTTACCTAAAAAGCTAGGTAAGAGCTACGTGATTCGCCACAACGGCGATCTAGTTCCAGTAAAAGACTTCTTTACTGCTAAATTGTTTACAGATGACGTTTTGAAAGAACTAGATGAAAAGGTAATCAAACCAACCTTTAAGTTTCCAGAAACCCAAGACGAGATCGATCTTCTAGAAAACGATGAATTGTCAAACCTTAACAACGACGATGAACTTCTTGATTAGGGAAGACCTACCTATAAAATACTACCTTGGCTTACATGGAGAGGAATCAGTGCGAGATCAATTCTATCCTCTATTTGAGATTTCGCAATACCTGATTAGAGTACACATAGCCAAGACAAAGGAGCTCGAAATGAGCTCCTTTAAATTTTCTTCAAAATCCTTGAAATATGTTTTTGGGGATAGATTAAAAGATGAAACCTTTAAGGACGAGATAGTTCAATCTTTAAAGGAATTATTAAAGGATGGGTATCTTGTCTCAAAAGGCGAGTCCATTCTTTTTACAAAAAAAGCATTAACACATTTTTATCAGATAAATGATTGATTTTACGGAAAATATTGACTCGTTAGAGAAAATGGTTTGGAACTTTGTGCTTAACACCAGAAATGATGTTAGCGACCTAAAACCAAGCAACCATGACTCCTTACGAAAAGAAGAGCTAATGCCAATGATCAAGCCCAGTTATTTTAACGATGACGTAAGGCAAGAGTCATTTAAAGCAGCTCTTAAGTTCTTTAAGGAATACGAGAAGATTCCAAATCCAAAGGAGCTAAAGACTTATTTAGAACTACTCAATTATTCTGTGTCTGATGAAGAGTTTGAAGACCTTTATGCCTTTTCGCTAAGTGAATACAATTATGATTACCTTTATAAGTATGTAAGGTCATTTATTCTTCTTAGAAACTTAAACCTCACAGTTGCCGATCTTTTTACTTATCTAAAGACTACTGCAATTGATCCTGAAAACATTGATCAAATCTCTCAAAAGGTAAGAAACGACATAAGCAACAAGCTTGCAATCAACTTTTCTAGTGGAGATACTGGTCTCAACTTTTTTAATCCTGATTCTCACATTCAGATTTCTAAGACAGGTAGCCCTACCGGTTTTCCATTCTTAGATAAGGTTCAAGGTGGAGGATGGAACTCAAAAGCTCTAGTAGTATTTCAAGGGAGACCTAAAGTAGGTAAATCGATGGTGCTTGGAAACATCGCTGCTCGATCATTCTTAACAGGTAACGTGACTGGACTAGTCACAGTTGAGCTCGCAGATCGTGCTTATATGAAAAGGATAGGCTCAAATATCTTGAGTATAAAGTCCGATGATTATGCTAGAATCACCGATTCTACTGCTTCTAAGCTTATTAAAGACAAGATACAAGAGCTTAAAGACAGCGGTCGAGAAACAGGAGAACTCATAGTAAAAGAGTTTCCAACAGGTGGAGCAACCGCAATAGACATAGAAAACTACTTCTTAAGGCTAGAGCAAAAGATGAATAAAAAGTTTAAAGTGATAGTAGTTGACTACCTAAACTTGCTTAGACCCATCAAGGACCAAAACGGACTTTATGAAAAGATCAAGATGATTTCTGAGGAGCTTCGAGGAGTCGCGATGAGAAACGAGTGGTGTATCATAAGCGCAACTCAAATACGAAGAGAAGATGTCGATAACTTTGACTTAGGAATGGATTCAGTCGCAGAATCGTTCGGTTTGATACACACAGTCGACTCTTTGTTTGGACTTATGAGAAGTCCTCTAGAGAGCAGAATGAAGATCAAGGTGATTGCAAACCGAGATAACGGTTATGAAGAAAGCTACAAGTTCTATTCTATGCACAAAGATTTCTTTAGGTTGACTGAGGAAGTCGGAGCAAACAGCGAATTCTATAGCGATGACGAAGAGGTAAATAGGATGGCTGACGAGCTCCGCAACGAATATCAAGAAATAGATAAAAAAATAGAAGAACAGAAGAGTTCACCAGTAAAAACAGACGATGACTATGACTCTCTTTTTGCCTCAATATAAAATAATTCAACCTAATGTCAAATGATGATTATGAAAACAGCGAAAACCTAAACGATTCTGAAGAATTCGTACACAGAGAGGACAAAATATTCAACAACAGTTACAATACTGGCGAAGGTCTAAAAGACACCGATGAATATGAGTTCTCAAAAAAAATATCAGTGTCATCCGACTATTCTGACTCTTATCTAAAGGACGTTTATGAATACGAAGAAAACTTAGAAACTAAATTTATCTTAGATGGAATATTTGAGTTCATTAAAAAAGACGAATCTCTTAACAAGATAGTCTTTCATACTCAAACTGATTCACAGATCTTTAAGAACAAGTTTGCTAAGGACGAAATAAACATTATCTTTAACAGGATACACAACTCACTAGACGAAGTGAGCCAAAACACAAGCTTCTACAGCCCAATCTACGTTCTAGAGGCCATCTCTTCCTTTTCTGGATTCGACTATAAGAAGATATTCGATTCCTTAGATACAGATGCTCAGGAGCTTCTATTGGTCGAACTAGACAAAAAATATAACTTCCTAGACGGAAAAATGCACAAAAAACGAATACACTAATGACTTTTATTAAGCTAACACACTCATCAGGTTCGGTGTATTTGAACCTAGACCAGATAGTAAGCATAGAACCATCTTCTACTACTGATTTGATCGTCTCAGACATAACTTCTGCTTCCCCGACAACCTATACTTTTTCAAGTCAATTGGTTCGAAACGATGTAGTCGCTAAACTTGAGAGCATAACTAGAGTAATAGACATAGATAAGTTAGCAAATCAAGGATGACATTAGAAAACATTAGAAAGATATTCGTGCTTGGCGATTTACACCTTGGTGTGAGAAATAATTCGCTAGAATGGTCAGAAATACAGTATGACTACTTAGTAAACTTTTTCTTGAAGCAAGTAGACGAAGAAGGATTCGATCCAAAGACCGACATTTTAGTACAGGCAGGAGACTGGAATCACGTAAGAGAATCCACCAACACTAGGATCTATAAGCTTTCTATAAAGATAGCAGAAGCCTTCACCAAAAAGTTTCCAAAGGGAGTTTACGTGATACTTGGAAACCATGACGTTTATTACAAAGATAGAACAGACACTCACTCGCTAGAAGGTTTCGATAAGATCTTCAAGAACTTTCACATCTTTGAAAAGCCAGAAATGCTGAAGATCAACTCTCACAAATTCTTGATGCTTCCTTGGATAGAAAACTTGGAAAACCTAAAAGCAGAACTAAAAAAGAATTCTTCTGCGACTCACATATTCTGTCACACTGATTTTAAGGGTTTCAGTCTGAATAAGGTAACCAAACTTGAACATGGATTAGAGGCAAACGACATAGTCAATTTCAAAAGAATCTATTCTGGTCACATACACATTCGTCAGGAAAAAGGAAACGTTCTCTATGTTGGAACACCTTATGAAATGGACAGGGGAGACCGTGGTAACGAAAAAGGTTTCTATGTCTTAGACGTTAGCGAAAATACAGTAAAAGAGAAATTTGTTCCGAATACCCTTTCTCCTAAACACCTAAAGTTTGAATCGACTGATCTTCTAAACTTCAACTTAACAGAATTGAAAAATATTTTTCAAAACAACTTTGTTGACGTTTCTATAGAGTCTGGATTTTCACAAAGGTTTTCCATCGCAAGATTCACAGATCTTGTAAAAGACCTAGGGCACCGTCGTCTTGAGTTTTCTTCCTATTCTTTGGATCAGATAAAATCAAGAAGCGAAGCCGAGCTAGATTCAAGTTACGAGTACAACATATTTACGATCCTAGAAGAAAAGCTAGCAGAATTGAGTCTACCTGCATATCAATCCTCTCAAATAAACGATAAGTTCAAAGAGATATACGACTCTCTTAGAAACACAAAACATTACGACCAATGAAACTTTTAGAGTTTTCCTATAAAAACATACTGTCTTATGGTAACAAGCTTCAGACCTTCAAGTTTGAAGATGGAGCTAAATTGATATTGGTCGAAGGAGAAAACGGGGCAGG